GTGTCCGACTTTCAGAGGGACATCATCAACATTAACAAACTCAACTTTAGGAATATCTACTACAATAAATTTTGAAATCTCTTCTTCTATTCTTGCAACGTCCCAGCCAGCTTCAATCTTTACATGTGCCTGAGATCCGTTCTCAAATCTAACAAGTAGATGACTTGTAGTTACATCAGTTACAGTGTATCTCATAATTTGGGTAAGAATTTTATCCTCAGTATATATAATCAGATTTGATACCAGATATCACCAAAAGTACCGAAGCCAGCACTTGGAGACTGGGTGCTAATGTATCTGGTTCCAAAGGCATTGCTAGCAGAACTAATGGCAATTGTAGATCCACCAGAAACTGTGATTGGATTAGTACCACCGTAACCTGTCTGAACAACAGAGAGAGCAGAGGAACTAGTAATTGTAACGGCAGCACCAGAAACAGCACTTACACCCAGTCCCTCTCCGAAGTCAATAGTACCAGCAGCACCAATTAAAGCACCACTATCTCTAATATTAATACCAGCTCCAACTCCTGTCAATCCAGTGATTCCACCACCGTCACCAATAAATGCCGTTGCTACAATCTGTCCAGTATTACCAATCATAGTAATACCTGAACCGACGTTCACATTATTAAAATTAGAAGTACCAGCGGCATCATTTATTTGAGCATTAACTGTCGTAGCATTTATATCACCAGAAACAGTTGCTATTCCCGTTACATTTATATTGCCAGTGACATCTACTGTGCTTGCAATGACATCTAATTCCCCATCCGTTTGTATCTTGGATGTGGAAGCAGATCCAATCAAACTAATTTTCTTTACACCAAAACCTTGTTCTGCCATGACAGTTTTTTAGCTATTTATGGTAACACCGATGATCTCCACACCCTCTATTGATAGTATGGGTGACGTAGCAGCAGGTGGAGGTGGTGGAGGTGGATCTACATTTGTAAGATTAACACTAGCACTTGTAAGAACGATTGTTCCAGAGATTGATCCTGTTCTGACAAAAACATTGAACGTTTCAGTTCCTTCACTGACAACATCTTCAGCAGCAGTTACGGTAAAAGAACCATTGTTAGCAGTGATGGTAAAACTACCACTAACAGCATCGAAGTCAGCATCAACTGTAGTGCCATTGTTAATGGTCCAGTATAAAGTTGTCCCGTTACTAACATTAGTTGTACCTACATTGAATATTCCCGATGAACCTTCCTCAATAGAAGTTGGTATAGATCCAAATTCATAAACTGCTGTTGGAGGTGGTGGAGGAGTCTCATTAGCAAATGAATTATATTGAATTCTAGTAGCAGCACCTCTCATGTTGTACGAACCAGTCCAGTAAGATGTGGAAGCTGAATCAGTATATTGATCCTGATACATTGAGGTTCCAATATCATAACTACCACTTCCATTATTTTTCAACCATGTCTTTACATCAATGGATGTGGCAGTAGGATATCTCTCCATGTAAAGTGCTATCTGTCCAGCACAGACAGGAGATGCAGCACTTGTCCCATTGAAATTACAATCCCAAAAATTGTTATCATCCTGCCGTCTAGCAAGTGTGTATCCACCAGCACTGTAAACACCACCTGCTGCTAATGTTTCGTCGGCAGGTGACCACACATCAATACCAGGACCATTATTAGAATAACTTGCTTTTCTCTCCCTGTAAGTTCCATCTGTTAAAATAAATTCATCCATGGCACCGACACAAATTACAGGATGAAAATCACTATCTGTTTTGAATCCTATGCCCTGTGGATTCATCCAATCTCTGTGTCCCGATGGCACTGTTCCACTAGGAAACTCTGATCTCGGATCAGTGGTTCCAAAGTAAGCATCCTCCATGTAGTCCAATCTATGTAAATCATCAGCACCCACACCTAATCTTTGGTTGTTGTTACCAGCCGAAGCAACATAGATAACTCCTGATTCCATCATCTCATATGCTGCTTGATCTGTTGAATTAGACCTAGATGAAGAAGCCCAAAAATAAGTAAAACCACTAGCATACAAACCATTCTTCATAGCAGTAACCTGGTCAACCGTTGAAGAATTAGCATCGAATGTTCCAGTTTGATTCTGGAATTTATAATCAATAGCTCCCGAAAAACTGTAGAATCCTGCTCTATATCCCCAACTACCATTGATAACTGTTGGATCTTTCTGAGCAGCACCCCCTCTAACTGGTTTGTATTGATGAAAAAGTTTCATCAAATCATAGTTTGTTTCCACTGACATACCAGTTACATCACCAATACCAGGCATGTTCCAGATGTTTGCCTCAAATGCCAGACCAAAGTTTTTACCAGCAGCAAGAGAAGCAGAGGCAGTTCCATGTCCACTACTCATATTGCTGGTTCCATTAACAGGATCAACACCCAGAGCATTTGGAGCAGTGTACGCTCCTGGTATAGTCACAGTGCCAATGGTAGAAAATCCTGAAGATCTCATGCTGGAATTTTGCCACCAATTTACAGCATCAGCAGTATTGACTCCTACTCTACCATCGGGTTTGGTATATGTCTTAGATGGATCAGGATTCCCGTAAGCTCCTTGAAAGTAATCTGGATCAATATAATAAGGACCATCTAGAACAATGTCTCTCACTCTAGATGTACCATCATCTTTCATAAACTCAGGATGGTATTGAAGAATACCTGAGTCATGAATTATAACATCAACATTTGCCCCAGTTAAATTGTAGGATATATTGGTGCTGATTGGTTGTGGATTACCACTCACTGGTGGTGGCCAAAGAACTCCATTAGTTAGAATGCCAACCCTCGGCATTGCCCAGTTAGTTCTATTGAGTTCTCCAACAGTGGACACCCCTGGTGGAGGATAACTTCCAAGATCTCTGTATACTTTAACATCAGATGGCCATCTATCAGTTTGATCTAGAAATGGTTTAGGATAACTATCTGAATAGCAGGTTGGACATAACTCTACCCATGCTATCTTTTCATGTGACTTAAGTTCTTCTGCCTCGTGATCTTCCAGATCAAAAGTTCCTCTAGTTGGACTGTGTAACTTTTCGTCTGTACAAGTTACTTCTCTGTCTGGAATACATGGACATGAAGAAACTCCACACAGAACATCATGGATCTCTTGCCAGTCTTCTGGATTGTGAACACTAATTGTATATTTCATTTCAGAGCAATGTAGATCTAGAGAATCTAAATGTGGTAAGTCCTGTAATTCCTGCTTCTGGGGTGGCTCTTAGTTGTAAGTCTCCAGAGTTGATGGTAACTCCAAGACCAGCGATTGTATTTTGATTTGTCATGATAGCATATGGTTGGAAGGAAACACTTCCTCCACCAAGATTTAATATCATGATTTTTTGTGCTTGAGTATTATTTTGATTCTGTAAATGAACAGTATACTCAGCAAGTTGGAAATCAGTATCTGTCAATGTATATGAATCAAGAACAGTCGCCACACCCACAGCAGCAGTGAAAGTTCCGATTCCACCTTGGAGTCCAAAGGACTGTCCAAGTTGCAACTGACTTTGTGGAGCAGTCGTAGCAATACCAACATTGGAAATGGTGTTAATACCGACTCCAGTTTGTTGCCATAGTCCAGCGGCACCACCGCCTCCACCACCTCCTCCTCCACCAGAGGATGCTACGTTAACAAGACTTACAAATGATACATTTGGTTCAGATGCTTTTACGATAATTGATTGATCTTGACCGACATACAAATCTTGAATGGTGTAGTTACCACCTGGACCTATAAGACTACCATAGGTAATCCATCCTTCATTTAAATTACCAGCAGTATCTGCTACTCCAACAAATATCCTTGAGTTAGCATGACCATTATTGTTAACACCAAGAGTGTAGACTACATCTGCTCCTGGTGTAGACAGAGTTACGTTGTTTCCTTTGGTAGAATCACTGGTAGTAAATGTATCACTGGCACCATATCCAGTCGAACCTCCACCACCAACTCCAATGACAAGGAAAGAAACATCTGCTATAGATGATTGTACAAATACAGATTCTCCTTGATCAATGTATAGTTTATCTTCTTCTATTGTTTCAACTGCTTGAATATGGTTTCTTCTATTAACGTAGTTGACGTAGGTGGGGAGAGGAACATCCTCTACAATCAGAGTTCCAAGCATGTTGCTGTGAACTGAACACTGATAGTAGTACGTTCCAGCAGCAGTAGGAGTCCAGCTAACGGTGGCAGTTCCCTCTCCAGTTGCTCCATCAACACTTGATCCGCCAGGAGATACTCTGAGATACATGGGGTGAGACATCCATGTAGCAGTATTATCAAAAGTTAAAGTATCTCCTACGTAGATAGTAACGGTACGGTTATATCCCAGAACCAAACCATTCCTATCATATCCATCTAAAGTATAGTTTCCAGCTAATTCAAAAGTTGTAGTTATCTCATGCGTAGTTACACCATAGCTGGTGGTAACACCAATCGAATATCTAGCATCAACGTTGTTCTTATTATTTACATAAACTGTTACAGTTTCGGATCCAGATGAAGCAGTAAAAATCCCTACTGGATTTGGATTGACTGTAACTAATGACCCCAGTTTACCAAACGTCACTATATTACCTAAGATACCGTCTAGATATTTATGTGTTATAATGAGTGAAAGAACAGATAAGATGATTATCCTGACTGGTCACCAAGGATTTATTGGTACACATTTTAAGAGAAAATTGTGGGAGAAATCCGTCTATCTGGTAGAGCAAGATACCTGTTATAAATTCCTCAAACATTTTGATAACTGGGATAGAGTATCTCAAATCATTCATCTTGGTGCCATCTCATCTACAACTGAGACTAACTTGAA